CATAGCGGTATCATGGAATCTTCGGAGATTACGCAAAGAGTAGTTGCATGGAACTTGCTGCACAATCGCTGAAGTCCCATAAAACATATCTCCGTAATCTCCGGACGTTTCCATGCCGATAGGAAAAACAGAAACATCACGTCATTTCCAGATACTTCAGTCCGTTTGGTTGAAGTACACGCGAGTCGGAACGTGAGAACCCTACGAACGTGGTTTGGTTGTACAGTGCGTGCAACTCAACCAGACGTTGCAGTGCAAACCCGTTCACACGACGAATAAGGAACGAATCCCAGTCACCTAACACGATGGGTTTTGCGCCACTCGTAAGCGATGAGGCCATGTCGTTGTTGATGAAGTACCGGTAACCCAGAATTGTATCCGGCTGTCCGCTGGAAAGCGACGGAATCCAGATGGGCTTAATGGGGTTAGTTGTAACCGACAGTTTCTTGATCTCAAGAATGATGCTGTCGTGCATCGCCCACGCTACGCGGTTACGGTTGCTTCTGTAAGCAATGTCGAGTGAGTGCTCCAACTGCATCAGTTCATCTGCTGTGAAGGCAGATGCGGAGGCCGAAACAACTCCTTGAGTTGCTCCCGTTACATATCCCTGCGGCTGGCTTGTTCCTGAACCAGTTGTGAAGTACTGGTTCTCGATTCTGGCGACACGGAGTGCGAATTGACGTGCGATGTATTCTTCCAGGTTCACACCGTTGTCCTGGATTAGCTGGTTAGGAACTCGCATGTACTTTGTAGAAAACACGAACGCCTTTGCGATGATCTGACCGAACGACATATCCTGTTCACCAGCTTCGGTGTTTTCTGCAAGCAGTTCACCGACGTTGGAGGTGTCGTCGTTGGTAGGATACGGGATGTCGTTGCCTGTTGCGGTCGATTGCGTCATCGCCCATTCGTTGATCTGGGAGATGAATTTGAGCCGCTCGATGATGTAGCCTGCGAATCCTTCAGGAATCGTGTAGGCACCGGAAGCCGCCGTTACGTGCGATAGGGCGCGTGCTTCAAGAATTTGCCTTTCTTCTGCGTTGAGTCCCTTCTCTCCCTTGCGGAGCCACTTGTGGTAAATCTTGTTGTCACGGTCGACAACGTTGTATACAGAACGTTCTTCCTCGTCAAGTGAAGAAAGGCCGTTTTTTTGAGCCTTGTTCCAAACTTCTGAACGACGTTCGGCGATTTCTGCTTCTTTCAGTCCACGAAAGTCGGCGAACTTGACTTCCTTCTTTTCTTCCAGTTCGCGCTTTGTGATTTCGTTCTCCTGCTTTACGATTTGTTCAGCGGCTGCGCGGGCAAGAATCTCATGGTCCTCAATCTGTTTGCTGATACTCTTGAGTTCCTCGTCCCACTTACGGAGTTGCGCGCGATCTTCCTCGTCAAGTTTTGGTTTGTCACCTCGCTTGACTTTATCGCCAAGTTGCTGCATCTGAGAAACTATCTTTCCCTTCTCATCGTACAGCTTTCTTAATTCTTGATTCATTTTCGGTTTATTGTGTTAGTGATAAAAAGTCTATGTATTCGAGCCAGTTTTCCTGTGACTCGTCGATTTGTTCCTTGAAAGAGCGCGTGCCCACAGAGGTGTCAGGGTAGGCCGGATAGGTGACCGGGGATACATCGTAAAGCCTAGCGACTTTTTTGATAATCCGAACGCTTGGTTTTGTCCTGTCCTCTGAGTGGATCCACTCCTGAGCCTTCACACGGAAGGCGAATGAACTTTGAGTGATTACCTTGCTCCGGATGAGTTCATGCAAGTCGTTACCGAGAGTGGTATTGGGGGCCTGAAACGAATACCGCAGGCCGTGTTCGTCGATGGACAGTTTCAGCCCTGCCTTGTTTCTGGCGAGAACCTGGTTAGGGTCATGGTTGAACAGTGCGAATACGTCGTCATCCAGAACGTCGTCAAAAGCACGCTTGTCGATACGTTCAACCCAGCCACCAAAGTCCTGAGAGTCTTTGTCGAAAACTGCTGCATAACCCGAAATCGTACGGGTTTTAACCTGGTTTTCTTCCTTCTCATCAAGGAGCAGTTCAGTATCGTAGAACCTGCGTTCTGCCCCGTCGATTGATTTTATGTAGTCAATGTTTTCCATTGCCATTTGTGTTTAAAAGCCCCTCGATGATTAGCTGAGGGGATATGCCTTCTTCGAGTTGTTTCTCGATGCTTCTGGCTATCGTTTTGCGCTGTTGAGGTGTCTTGCTCAACAGCATTTGTTGAATCATCTTTATTGGGATTGTTCCTGATTGCATGAAAATGTCGTCGCCGCCTTCCTTCGGTTCGTAGTTGTCGAGTTTGCGCGCTTCGTTGGGAGTCCTTAAACCGAACTGGATTAGTTTTGTGAGTGCTTCTGCTTTCGCTACTGCGTCGGCTCTCAGGTAAGCGTCCATATTGAACTCCAGGTACAAGTCTTCCTCAGAAGGAAGTCTAAACAGAGCGCAGCTATAAACTGACTCGTACTTCGAGGCTAGTGGAGCCATCGTGTCCTGAAGGAACTCGATGCCCATGTGCTCCACGTTATTGAATGTTGCACGTCCGAGGTCAGCTAGTTTTTGCGGAGGGACACCGAACCACCTCGCGACCGTGGTGATACTGAACTCATTGGCAGCAACCCACGCAACATCTTCGGGATCCATTGAGATTTTCACCCAGTCCCAGCCAGCCGGAACAGCGACAGCTTTGTTTCTTGCCTTCGCTGCGTTCCATGCTTTAATCAGGTCGGCGCGTTGCTCGTCGGTGACCTTGTTGACTCTTTCCTTCGGCATGAACATTCCGATAGGAATCCCGCCTCTGGAAAAAGTGCTTGTCCCGTAATCCCTGGTGTCAAGATGAAGGCTGAGGTCTTCGCGTGCGGCCCTGATTGTGGATTTACCGATGATGTCGTCGCCCATGTTGGGGACGTGGATGATGCGGTCGGCTTCAACTACCTGCCCGTCTATTTTGTACGCCAACCCGTCGGCAGAGTCGAAAACCTGAACGCGCTTTGGATGAATCAAGTCGATTCGTTCAGCGAGGCCAATGCCTGTAAAAGAGATGAGGCCGTAGTGATTCCCCCAACCTTCAAGATGATTAACAGACCTTTCAAGGAACACATGTTTGGTCATCTTCGGGTTTGGCTTCCCAGCGAGCATCCGTGCTACCGGATGGTCCGATGGATTGAGTTGAACGCGCCCCTTACTCGTCCGTTTGTATACTTTAAATGGGAGCATCGCCATTATCCCGCTCTTGATAGACATGGCGCGCCAAACAGCCGACAACGTTGTGGCAGTAGAGTAACTTATATCTCGTCCGGAGGATGATGAAGATGCGCCAAGAATCTGCTCAAGACTCCACGTAGGAGTGCCTACCGTGCCTTGCGTAAGGCCGTATATCTTTTCTCCTGCACGTGGCTCCCAGATGTTACGGTACCACCACTGTTGTAAGCGACCAGCCACGGTCGCTAGTTTCGAAAATTGACTATGTAAAAAGGGTAAACGTGGTTAACTTTGCTAAACCACTTTAGCGTTATGGCTGAGTTAAGAAGTTTTCACTTTAAGGATTGGGAGGAAGAATTCGACAGACAGTTGCCTATGCAGGGGACGGTCAAAAAAGCATGGGAGGCAACGGAGGAAAAATTCGAACAGAGGGTAGGATGCCGGTATTTTTCCAGCTTTGAGTCGTTTAAAAGTTCACGGACTAGGAGGCGTAAGAAAAAACTTGCTGAACGCAATAGAAACCTTCAGCAAAAGGCAGGTGTGCCTTCAGGCCGGTAGTTCGGCTCCAGCCGAATATGAATTCTTCACCCATATACTGACGTTCTGCTTGTGATTTATAGCAGCCAAGAGCCTCTACCTTTCGTTTTAAGTCATCTTGTGTCACTTCAAAGAAGGTGTTTTCCTCTGCCTTGACATTCCACGGCGTGACGTATGAAAACACCGAACACCTCGCCACCCTAAGGGTTTCTTCGGCTACTGCACGGTGGTCAGGGTGTCTGTCGTCCATGTGATGGGTGAAAATCACATCTGGTTTAATCTTCTCAATTGACTCTAAGATGATGTCGGCAATCTCCTGACGGTGCTGGTTGAAGTATCTCACAGGAATACAGTGAGTGGTGACGTGTTTTCTATGAAGTCCGAGTGTTTCGGTGGCTTTTAAGCACTCAATTTCCAGCGTAATAGGGTTATGACAAGGGGAAAATCCAACGTAATAAACGGGCGTTCCTGATTTTCTCAGTTTGGAAATAGTGGCTCCGGCGTTTATCTCGATGTCGTCCAGATGGGAGCCTAAAAACAGATATGTCATAGTTTTCGAAGTAGTTTTGC